ATAACTAGGGTTTTTCCCTATTGGATAACATTTTACCGGGAGGCAAAATTAGACGGAAAGGGGCTTCCAGTGGATGCATTTTACCGGGTAATGCGGGGGGAACCGTGTAATAATAAGGAGTGGGGAACCGTAAAAAATGCGTGGTTATTTATGAGTAAAAGGTACCTTACGGGGGAACAAGTAGAGGAACTGTTAAATATTTGTGTGGAGAAGGCGAAAGAATTTACCACTATGCCACTAAATAGAAATGATATACTTAACGAAATTGATAAACATATTAAACTATCAGATTTAATTAAAGATAGGTAGGTCTAGTTAATATCATTTATTTTTGTAAACTTAGTTGTCGTAAAATCCCAAAAGTGTTTCATTTTTGGGATTTTTATTTTGTAGTTATTTGGGGCTTTTAGCGGGGGAGCGGAGATTTATATCTATAATGTTAATATATAAACAAATTTTTCTCTTATGTTGTTAGTATGTAGTAAATCCAGTAAATAGTTCACGTGATTGAAGTTATCATTTTATAAATATTATTATTTAATAATAATAGAAGAAATTCCCCTTAATGTCTAAAATTTTCAACATAATAACAACTTGTTATTATTTTAAAAATTTTCTCTATATAGAGGGAGTAGACGTACAAGTATAGTAACATTGGCTAGGGGCCGGGCGGCATTTTTATTTGACAAAAAGAAAAAAGAAAAGTAGAATCTAAAGAAAACGATTTTAACTGGAAGCGACAAATGGAAGAAAAAAAAGAGGAACGACAGCGGCCAAAGGTGAGGCGTGGGGCCGGCGGGAAATTTGCGCCGGGGAATAAATCGGGGGGACGAACCAGGGGAACGCCAAATAAGGCATCCCTAGTAATTCATGAAAAATTGGCGGCATACGCGAAGGCTCATGGTTTATTGCCGGAAGATGTTGATCCAGTAACACAGCTCATGAAAATTGCGGAACGAACCAAGGACGATAATCTTAAAGCCACTATCCATAAATCATTATTGCCTTACGTGCATCCAGCGCGGAAGGCGGTAGAGATGGATGTCCATCCTAGTGAGCTTCCGCCAGTGCAGTTAATTATCCGGCCGGATTCCGTGGAAAAGGGGAAAGATGGAGCTTAAAGCTAAACAAAGCAATGTAGCTTATGCCATCCTGAAGGAAGAAGGGGTGCGCTTTGTTGTATTGGTGGCCGGCCGGCGCTTCGGAAAAACTTACCTTGCCAGCTATTGTATGTTTTATGAGGCGATGTTGCATCCCAATGTAAAGGTGTGGTATGTAGCGCCTACTTACAAACAGGCTAAGGATATTGCATGGGATATTTTAAAACATACAATCCCTAGGGAATGGAGGCGGCCGCCCAATGAATCAGAATTATCTATAATTCTGCTAAATGGCTCCAAAATATCATTGAAGGGGGCGGATAATCCTGATAGTCTACGCGGCCCGGAATTAAAATTTATCGTCTTTGATGAATACGCCGATATTAAGGCGCATGCATGGGATGAGGTTATACGGCCTACGCTTATGACGTGCGGCGGTAAGGCGTTATTTATTGGGACGCCACGGGGATACAACCATTTTAAAGATATATATGACCGGGCCAGGACGCCGATAGGGCCTAATGCCGCTTACTGGCGCGGGTACCAATATACTTCTATAGATGGGGGGTATATTCCTGATTGGGAAATCGAGACAGCTAAGCGCGAAACAGACCCTAGGATTTTCCGCCAAGAATATTTAGCGACATTCGAGACATTAGCCGGCCGGGTGTATTACCGCTTTGACCGTAGCCGGAACATAGCCGCCGTGGAGGATAACGGCGGGGATATTTTGGTAGGAATAGATTTTAACGTAGACCCCATGACGGCGGTTATTGGATGCAGGGCAGGGGAACAGATACATATTTTTGATGAATTTGAAATCAGAAATAGTAATACGCTGGAGCTAGGGCAAGCCATAGCGGCTAAATATGGACGGCTGCCGAAAAAAGACAAAAATTATGAGCTACTAAAAAAGTTGGGGCAAACGCAAAGCATCCCTATGCGTTCCCTACGGGCATTTCCAGACCCTAGCGGGCGAGCGCGAAAAACCAGTGCGCCAGTGGGGCAAACCGATTATACTATTCTCCAGCAGCTAGGGTTTTCCGTCTATGCGCCGAAGCGCGCGCCGTCAGTAATGGATAGGTTAAACAATGTGAATATTTTGCTTCAGGACGCCGCCGGGCATAGCCGGTTATTTGTGCATCCGCGATGCAAAGGATTAATCAAATGCCTAGATGGATTAACCTACAAGGACGGTACTAATGCGCCAGACAAGGGGCTAGGGTTAGACCATTTACCGGATGCCCTAGGTTATTTGACTTGGGCGGAGTTTAATGTACTACATAACAATACTAGAATTAGCGAGCTTGCTATTTAAGGTTATTTGGCTATGTTTTTTTGTTAGATTTATTCTTATAATTATTTTTATATTAAATATAGGCTTATTCTTATGGCTAATAAAATATCAGTTTTGGAGCCGGTGAATATTTCAGAAGAATTAGATCAGTGGAATCAAACGGCTATAGGGATGTTAAAAAATCTAGTGCAAGAAATTGAAACCGGAAAATTACATCCTAAAGAAATGGCTATTGTTTTTTTAGATTATACCGGCGGCGAAGAAAAAAGTCTAAACGTAAGAAGTACCAACCATGCCGCGGAAAAAATAATAGGGCTGCTAGGCATCGCCCATTATCGCAAAATCCAGCAGTATACGGGTACTTAATTATGAGTTATGCAGTAGGGAACGATTTACGCAGCCAGTTACCGCCAGCCGAAAATGTTACCAAAGATATTGTTATACCGGCGCAAACCGGAGAAGATTATTTTTCCGCGGTAAATCAGCCTATCCGGTATTGGCAAGATGCTTACGCAGAATTTTGGCGTATGACAAAAACGCTTATGGCGGGAACGTATGCGATGCGCGAAGAGGAAGAACTTTTCCTGCCAAAGGAAGCTGCAGAAAGCCGGGGGAATTATGAGCGGCGTCTAAAGCGGTCAACGTTATTTGGAGCGTTCCGGGAAACGGTTACCAGTTCGACCGGGCGCCCTTTCTCTAGGCCCATCGCTTTTACTGATTTTGATAAGCAGCTATTGGAAATAAATGAAAATATAGATTTACAGGGCAATAATATAGATGTTTTTGCGCGGGAAGTATTTAAATCGGCGTTAGCGCATGGGCATGCATTTATTCTAATTGATTTTCCTAAGCGGCCTGATTTGGAGGGCCGCCTATCCGATTTACCTAGTCTAGAGGTAGAGCGTACAATGGGGTTACGGCCTTATTGGCGTTTAGTACCAGCCTATAGCGTTATTGGGTGGAAATCTGAAATCCGTGGCGGGCTAGAAATACCCATCCAGGTAAGAATCCGGGAATCCGCCGATTTGCCGGTGGGGCGGTGGGGTGTGCAGACAGCGGAACGGGTTAGGCTGTTAGAGCCAGGGCGCTATGAACTTTATGAAAAAAATATTGAATCCGGAAAATGGGGAGTGCTAGAATCCGGCGCGATGTTGGGCGCGGATGGATTACCGCTAGATTTTATTCCTATCGTCCCGTACTATGCCGGGGAACAGACCGGATTTTTTAAATCGCAGCCTAGATTTTTAGACTTGGCCTACATGAATGTGCAACATTGGCAAAGCCAAAGTGACCAAGACAATTTGCTGCACGTAGCGCGGGTACCTATCTTGTTTGGGACGGGATTTCATGATGACGATGATTTGGAAATAGGCAGTAGCCGTTGGATTAAAGGGCCGGAGGGTGCAACCCTATCCTATGTAGAGCATTCCGGCGCGGCCATTAACGCCGGGCGGCAATCATTAGAGGATTTAGAAAATCGGATGCGCATCATGGGCGCTGAAATCCTAGTACGCGACCCGGCGAAGGTGACAGCCACACAAAAAATCATTGATACGGAAGAGGCCACTAGCGATCTACAAAATATGGTAATTATGTACCAAGATGCGCTAGAACAGGCATATACCTTGACGGTACGTTGGCTAGGTCTAGAGGATTCCGCGGTAGGGGATATATCTATTTTCCGCGATTTTGGCGTATCCACAAAAGATTTTCAGGAAGCTAATATACTATTGCAGGCTAGGCAGGCGTTGCAGATTAGCCAAGAAACGTTTTTGTCGGAGTTGAAGCGCCGGGGAATTCTTTCTGAGGATTTAGACGTGCAGGATGAAATTTTATTGGTGGGGGACGAGACGCCGGAAATGCCAGCGCCGGTAAACGATAGTGACTAAGGGCATAAATGAATACATAGCGGACGATTTTTTGAAACGGACGGTAGACTTAGAACGCCTATCCGCCGGGCAACGAAAATTAGCTATCAAAGAATTAAAAACGCTAGAAAAATCCCTGCAAGCGGCGTTAACGGCGGAGAATATAACTTCATGG